GAGCCATGAACTGACTTAGCACAATCAATCGCCCAATCAAGAGCGCCGTCTAGCTGATTACTGTAACAATGATGATACTGACCTTTTCGGTTGTATACTCTGTATGAAACACAATTCATTTATTTATGAGGTTGGAATTCTAATGCTATTTTACCTGCTGTTGTTTTGTCATCTGATAGGAATCCGTGGATTAAAACACGATCAGTTAAAAAGTCAACGCTTTTTTCATCAAAAAGGTATTTTTCTTCATTAAAGAATAATTCTCTTAAAGTCGTTCGTGGTCCTTTTCTAACGAAGCCCATTTCAAATTTCTTACCCATTAAGTGCTCTGTTGATTTATTAGCACCTACTACCTTAAATATTACACTCATCCGATTTGATTTACTCCAAACTATTGTTTTTTTGTTATCTGTTAAGATAATAGCTCTTTTATCGTATCTGTCAACCCATTTTACATATGATTTTACTTTAAACGTCCTCCTAACCTGACTTTTTAAGTAATTTTTATTAAATTTAACTAATGCATCATCGAAAATAGCATGTGCGGCACTAATTAATTTAGGACTAGTGAAGTTTTTTCTAACACCAAAAATAAAATTTACGTCAAGACAATTGGTTTCCTCCTCCAAAAACACAAATCCCATGACTTTCCCATTTGATTCTGCCTTATATACTATTTTAGTAGAGTAAAAATTAAAACTACTTTTAATTTTTTTATCTCTTAATTGACGAGATGGCAAGGAACAGAAATCGTATGGCTTAGATCTTATACAAAAATCATAGAAAAAAGGCCAAACTTCACTAGTGTCCTTTAAATGTGTAATTTTCATTTCTTTATTATATTATACAATAATAAAGTGTAATTCAATGTATGGCGGGAGAAGGTAAAAATAAAGTAGCTACTAGTCTATTAGACTTGCAACCTACTGCTGTTTTAGAGCTTTTTAAAATTTTTCCCGACAGAATTAATAAACCCACATTATTCTTAGGTTTTCATGGCGGCACTTTATACGATAAGTCTTTAGTTTGGCAAGGAGTCCAATATTTACCATTAGCTATAGAAACCGATGGTTTTGATATCTTGGCTGATGGTCAATTAGCCAGACCTAAAATAAAAGTATCGAACAAAGGTAACATAGTAACTAATTTCCTACAAAACTATAAAGATTTTGTCAATGCTAAGGTAATAAGAAAAAGGGTTTCTGTTAAATTCTTAGATGACGCAAATTTCGACGGAGGAAATCCTTTCGGTGTCGCTGATGCAAAAGCAGAATTAACAAATCAAGAGTGGATCGTAGGCCGAAAACTATCAGAATCTAAATTATTTGCAGAGTTTGAATTGAACTCTCCATTAGATCTAGAGAGCTTTAATGTTAATTCTAGAGGTGTAGTATCTAAATTTTGCTATTGGCAATATAGAGGAGAAGGATGCAGATATCAAGGACAACCAATAGAGAGAGAAGATGGCTTGAGTTTTCAAGATATCGATGGTAACCCCATAGTGCCAAAATATAGTCCACCTTTAAATCCTGATACATCTGGTCCATCGTCTGATGTAAATTTTTTTTATGACCCCGCTGCTGAGTGGAGCAATTCAAATACATATGTAGCTGGAGATACAGTTTATGTCAAAAGCCCATCTATTATTATTGGAGGGCAACCTTTAAAAACAGTTTATGTTTGTGTAAGCGGTAACTCAGCTCAAGTTCCAGAGGGTAATCCTAGTTTTTGGCAAAAAGACGGATGCACAAAAAGATTCAGCGCTTGTCAAAAAAGATTCAATGACAAACCTAATTTAGATTTTATAACTGATGCTGGAATAGAATCAGGTTTTAATTCTATAACTATAACTGGGTCGCGTAGTAATCAAAACCCGAATAAACCTTTTATGGACCCAAATGACCCTCTAATAGAGAGTCAGGGGGTATTTAATCAGCCATTCCCTTTAAATTCAGGTGTATTTCATAGCACTAGAAGTGAATTAACTGGTATTATGACTGGTGAATTCTGTGTTATTGGTTGGGCGCACATAAATGCAAATAGCCCAATTGATGCAGGTATTTTTAGCACCTCATCTAGAGATGATGGCGATATTCCACTTACTAGATTTATTAACATAGGAGGGGCTAATAACGCAAGGGCTTTAAGAGATACAGCTTTTAGAAAAGTAAAAGTATCTTTTTTAAGTGATACAGACCCACAGACCTCAGTTCAAACTCAATTACATGATGTTCAAAGAGGTGCTGGATGGTGGAGAGATCCTAGAGAGTATCATCAATATATTATTACTCATGAAACAGGGGTTCAGCGATTAAAGGAAGCTGTAGATGATGGAGCTGATATAAATTCTGCATTAAGAAATATAGATACAAGCCTGAATGTAAGATTAGATGGAGAGACAGTTGTCGCACAAGATTTAACTAATGGTAATTTTGCTAATATAGCTAGTAGAGAGGCTTTCGAGAATAGTGAGGGTGATAGCACCCCTTTATTCCCTCAGACTTTCATGTTAGGCGGTATAGTAAAAAGATATGGAGAAACAGGATTTGAAACTGGTGGCGCACCTTTTACCTCTAGTATGAACGGAAGGTTAGGTCCGTGGGCTATCTGGAGTAGGAGGCTAACCGAGACTGAATTAGAATATTTATATAAACCTGTTACAGCTCCTAAAGATATAGATCCACAAATACCCTTTGTTCCACGCCCGTATTATGAATGCACTGGAAATTATACAGGTATAACTGGAGATCGTTTAGTAGCATGGTGGGATGGGACTACAGGCATAATTCCCACCACAACTGAGACGGGTATGTTAGATATACATACTGTAGGGCCTTACCACTTAACAGGTAGCGGATCATTTATTGGTAGTGATGAAAGTTACACAGAAGCTACTATAACAAAACTTAATAATGAAACGCCTCCATACCCTCGGTTTGGCGGCTTCCCAGGAACTGATGGATTTAGTTATGAACGAAACTCTAGTATATAGTAAAACAGCTAAACAAGCTTTAGATAAAATCAAAGAGATCTCTCACAAAAACTTTACAATAGAGGTTTGTGGGTTTCTTGGTTATGACTCTAGCAAAAAACAATATGTTGTGAAACTAGAGCGTAACGTGTCGGATAAACCAAAAGACCATTTTATGATAAATCCCTTAAATTACTTAATTTTTAAAGAGGATTACGAAATGATCGCTGTTTTTCATAGTCACATTAATGGAGACGAAAAAGAATCAGATTTTGATGTAACTATGGCAGAGAACTGCTGTCAGGCTTTTTTAATATATAGCCTTAACACAAAAAAAATAAACATTTACACACCCAAAAACTTAGAGGGGAATGTAAATAAACTAGAGAGGGTTAAGGCTATCAAATGACAATAGTAAAATTACATGGTATTTTAGGTAAGGAGTATGGTCATACTTTCAAACTTAATATAGGGAATCCAAAGCATATATTACAAGCTATTGATTGTAATAGAAAAGGTTTCATGAAAAGGTTGGTAGATTTACAATCTAATGGCCAAGGCTATGAGATAATAGTAAATAAAAAAAGAACATCTGAACCATCTGAAATAGAACTTCACAAAAAGCCAGAAAGAATTGACTTGGTTCCAGTTATAGTAGGTTCTAGTGGTGTTGAGCTGCTTCTAATTGAAAAATTATTTTTTGCGATAGTTTTTGCAACTATTTCATATGCGTTGACTCCCAAACCAGAAGTTGACGCTTTAGAGATACAAGCAGGAGCTAATACTCAATCTTTAATATTTAGTAATCGAGTAAACGTGGCCAGCCAAGGTTCTCCAGTCCCAATAGGATATGGGCGTTTAAAAGTAGGAACACAAGTTATACAAGCAACAATAAAATCTTTCCCTCAATCAACAGATCCTAATTCAATATTAGTCGATAAAAACTATAAGGGAGAGGTTTCAATAAACACTAATCGGATTCAAGATAGTAGACCTAGATTTATAGAATGAAACATATTCTTAAAAAAATAAGTATAGCTGGTGCTGGAAAAGGTGGGAACCAACCCAAACCCCCAGTCTATAAACCACCCATACTAGGTGAGCTTCAATATGGGGCTTCTCATAGCTTTGCAGAAACAATAGATTTGATTAGTGATGGTCCGATTGAAGGCATAGTAGATCCTGATGGTAGAGTTTTAGATGGCATAAGACTATTACAAGGTATTTATTTAGATGATACTCCTGCTGCCATTAGTAATAGACCATCTGCTAACGAACAAATAACTGAAGTAGAAATTGAAGCAGCTCAAGAACTTAATGCTCAGTTAAATAATGGCTCGACCGCAGCTGTAACTAATATAAAAAGATTCTTTAGAGAGTTGGGTGAGTCAGATCAAAGATCTAATGGCGCGTTGATATCAAATCTACAAGCTGATCCTGCTGTAACTCCTCCGAACTTTGAATCTCATGCTTGGCCTGATTGTTCGCTATATTACAGGTTAGAATCTAAAACTATAGATGAAAATTATGATGCCGATGAGGATATAGCTTTCGTAGAAAAGAAAAACAAAGAAGGTTTCGGATTAAGAGCCTTTGTTAAAGATGAGGAAGATAATAAAACATTTAATACTTTTTATAATGAAGAGCGTCTCACTACTTTAAGTCGGACCAATTCTAGATTTAGCTATACCGATAGATTCCCATATGATCATGGCAGCGTTTACTGGATGGATAATACTAACGAAGCAAATTCAAAATTAATGCTATCGTTATATAACAATTTACAACTAAACTTTTACAGCAGAGGACATGAAACTCGATTAGATCAGACTAGAACCGCAGTTGGAACTCCTTGGGCGACAACCGAAGTTACACCTAATCCAAATAATCCATTTAATGTGCAAAATAGACGAGATGATTGGGGTTCTATTCAAGCATCTTTCGGATCTTATTTTAGAGATGGTATAAAAAAAGTATACGATTTCATCAATACTGATGAATGCTTACAACCAATACTTGATTTTGTAGAAACAAATAGAAACGAGGATGGTAATAAAGCACAACTTGCATTAGCTGAAGCAGCATTATCTCCTTTTCTTTTAGAAGCTCCTAACGCTACATTTAGAGATGGTTTTTTTGCGACACTATCAGATTCTTACAGTGATGAAGAGAAGCCATGTCTGATCGCAGCTGCTAAGGTGAAGGAAACATCAAACGCAAAGTTAAATAATCTAAATATTTCTGCGGGGCAAGATGAGAATGGAAATTTAATTTTAGAAAACATGATAACTAGACCATTTGGAACTGCAAATGGTTACTCTGTGCAAACAAAATTAGAGCAAAGAGGTGTTAAAGTTTACGATGTAACTTGCCCGACTATACAAGCAGACGGAACGCTGACTGGTGACATTGATGGATTTATAATATTTAAAATACCATTAGAAATACAAACTAATCAAGATAATTTATTAGAAATACTACAATCTCTTGGTGTCGCAGAATCAGATATGAGAGGTGGGCTTGGTCTAAATCGAGATGAAAGTTTAAATAGAGTCTCAACCGATTATAAAAACAAAGGATATACCTATTCTGTCAATAAAGAAATTTATACTCTATTAAAAGATATAGAATCTTTCAGATATAGCAAAACTACAATACCTAGATCTTTACTGAACCAGTATAGTTTTAGTGATTTAAAATTTAATTTTTCGAACGTATTAGCTGAGTTTAGAGAGGGGTCAGAGTATCAAGATCCATTAAATTATTTTAAGAGTATTTTTATTGATCATGTATACCAAAGAGAATTATTTGGCCCTTTTAATGCTGATAGATTTGCCACTGGCCCTGACACATCTAATGGTAAAGATGTAAAAAAATCTCAAACGAATGCACCACAAAGGTTAGCGCAAAACACAGATCTATTAACAAGATCAGAGGTATTAGATAGAGCGACAGCTGATAACTATAATTTATCAGTAGACGAAGATGGATTACCCATAGAAGAGGGCAGCGACGATAAAAGAAAAACAGGTAACAGTGAAAGCGGCTTAGTCTCTAAAAACTATTCAGATTGGGCTAAGAGACAACTAACAAACTGGAACGAAGATGCTGTATCAGTTATGCATACTGTTTATAATCCAAACGTCACTAGAGCTTTCATATCTCTAAATATTTCAGACCTTAGTGATACTCTTAGTTTCCCAGAACTAACACCAACAGCTGGACTCGACGGAGAAAAAATGGAGATAGCAGCTAAGTTCCCTGCTGTGCTAAATATAAGGGTAGAAACAGGTAGTCTTGGAATAAATGAGGAGGGAGATTCAGGTATAGAACAACCCTATAGAACTTATAACTACAGGATTGTAGCTTTAATACAAGGTAGCACAATAGTTGACATTGGTAACCCTGATTTTGAACCAGAAGAATCTAGACAATTTGTTGTTTCATTAGATGGTCAAGATGAAAAATTAAACGCTGGGTTTCAACTGCCACCCACAATTACTACTAAACAAACTGTCTTAAGCGCTGATGGCGAAACAGGATTAGAAGTAGGCAAAATTGATGAAGATGGTAGTATAAAAAGATACGTAAAAGTCACCAAGTTATCTTTTGAAACAAACTCTGTTTTGATCAACAAAACAGTAACATTAGATAAAGTCACAGAGATTATTGATGTGCCTTTGCCATACCCGTTTTCAGCGATAGTTGGAACCAAATTAGACTCTAGATCTTTTAATTCGATACCATCAAGATCATATGATTGTAAACTGAAAAAAGTTAAAATACCCAGCAACTACAGTCCAGTTTTACCAAATGGAAAAGATAAAAGATACTATAATAATCAAGCAGAATTTAACTCTACAAGTAAAAAAGATAAATTAGTATATGATGGTGATTGGGATGGATCTTTCAAACAAGGTTTACATTGGACAGATAATCCCGCTTGGATTTTGTATGATTTGCTGACAAATAGCAGATATGGCATGGGAACACACATAGATCCAGATAATATAAATATTTGGGAACTATATAATATCGGAAGGTTTTGTGACGCTGTTGATGAGCTTGGTTTCTTTGAGGGAGTAACAGATGGAAGAGGTGGCAAGGAGCCAAGGTTTTCCTGTAATATAGTCTTTGATCAAGGACAAAAAATATTTGATGCTATAAATATAATAGCATCTTTATTTAGGGGGCGCGTGTTTTTTAACGACACAACTATTAGTTTTGTAGATGATAGACCCCGAGATCCTGTAAACTTATTTACCAATGAAACTGTAAAAGATGGATTGTTCTTCTACTCCAACAATAGAAGAGATGAACAGTTCAATACTATTGAAGTCGCTTACAATGATAGGTTCGATAACTTTGTGCCTAAAATAGAAGTCGTAGAGGACGAGGACAATATTAAAGAGAAGGGCGTCTTTAAGAAAAAAATAGAAGGCATAGGCATTACTTCTAGAGCTATGGCTCGCCGTGTAGCTCAACACCAAATTTTTTCTAAAATAAAAGAAAACCAACAGGTCGCGTTTACAGCTGGTTTAGAAAGTCTTTTATGCAAACCTGGAGATCTTGTTATCATTGAAGATGATTTAAAAACAAATACAACAAATTATGGTAAGATATTAGACATAAACTTAGATGATGAAACCATAAGGGTTAGTAATACTTTTGTCAGTAGTGATATGGATAAAGTATTAACTGTTTACAATCCAACAGGTGAAGATACCGCTTTAGACATACAAACAGGTTTCGCTGTAAAAAATAGAACTCGTTATTCACAATTAGAAGTAACTGGATCGACTCCAGCATTGCTAGCTAAATATACTGGCACTTATACATTCTCTGGATACACCGAAGGATACGCTGGAGCCACAGGTGCGATTAATGATCCTCGTTTCGAGCAATATGCGCTTTACACAGGATTACCAACCAGTGAGACTGTTCTATATTTTGAAACTGGAGTAACTGGATGGGTTTTTGCATCTGGCACTGGAGTGGGTAATAAAAGCGCTTTTGATTTATTTTCTGGTGATTTGATATCAGAACTAACTGGTGATCATACTT